GAGTCGTGCTTGGGATCGGCTAATGTAGATCCGTCCTTTAAATTTTCATATCCTGGCATAGTGGTGCCGGACTCATGCCAAGTGGAATTAGGCTTTAGCTTGTACATGGGCAAAAAGGTCTTTGCTCCCGGAGATCCACTGAGTCCGCCTTCTTTGTCAGACTATATTGAGACTATGAAAACTCCCCCTAGGGATAATCTGCCGTCTAATTTTCGAATTTTCTTTAAACGTCTTTTCCGGCACCTGTGTCACAAGCCGAAGACCTTCGACTGGGATAAATTGTCTCCCCTTGTCTCTCCCAAGAGTTGTATAGAGCAGTCATCTCTTGAGGGGGGGAAACGTGCTTTCCATTATCAGTCGTCGGAGGATCTTTTTCACGATCGTTATGCTGTAATCCCGAAGATCATTTACACGGGAGGAAAGCATCGCACGGTAACGATCGGTTCAGCCGGGTGTGACAAGTACCATTTTTTTAATGAGCTTATGGGTGGGAGGATCCGTCGTTTCAAGTCCGCAATTTTCGGCCGCGAGGTCGAAGATTGGTGTGTCGACGTGATGCCCTTTTTGTCAAGTTTGCTTGATCGTCCTTGGTTTGTCTCGGGCGATCTTAAATCTGCTACTGACCTGTTACATACGGACATCATGGCGTTGGCCTGTGATGAACTTGTTGGTCAGTTCTCTTTGGATGAAGAGGATGAGCAACTTCTTAGGGGATACTCCTATCAAGCTCGGTATTACAAAAGAATGGGCGGTCAAGTCGTTCCGTTGACCAACTGTGGCTGTCGAACCCCATGCCGTCATTTCCAGCGTCAAGCCGGCGGTTTCAATATGGGTTCTGACGTTTCGTTTCCTGTTTTATGTGCTACCTCCCTGGCTATTATCATGGACTCACATGGTGATCTCGATCGCGCGAATCGGATCATTGATCCCCACAAATTTGTTGAGTACGTGTCTAGCTGGTGCAAAGGAGGCTTTAACGGAGATGATACCGTTATAGTGGGCGTTTCCGGAATAGAAAATCGATGGAAAGACGCGGTAGAGAAAGTTAATGGAGTCGCTGAGATGTCAAAGTCTCCGCTTAGTTCTGACTTTTTTACTGTGAACAGTGTTTTGTTTTCTTGGGACGGTCGTCGACTATCCCGAGTACTTACTGTTCATCCAGGCAAGTTGGTGTCTGTCCTTGGTGGTTCTGCCAAGGCCCCAGATCGCCACTGGGTCGAGCTATTGCGTTGCGACCAAAAGACTAGCCGAAATCTCTCTATAGATCTTGCGATGAGAAATTGGCTCCCTGTTCAACTGGGAGGGACTGGTCTCAAGAAAAAAAAATTAGAAAAAAAACTTCTCACCCAACAACTTCTGTACTCTATACAGTCAAGACCGACCCCTGTACTCGAGACTATGCGCTTTTGGAACTATGGTATCGATTCAGTTCGAACAGAAACCATGCGCGTTAGCGGGTACTTCAAGGTCAATAAGTCACTCTGGGAGACTGTAGTTAAAGATAGGTACAGATCAAAGGGCGCGATATATTGGACTCACGATCCCGTGGAGGTTTCCGTGACTGATGAAGACGTTGACAAGATAATCCAATCCTCTTATGATCCAGAGGTTCAAGACGCTTGCGTCCGTCTTGTGGAAACGTATCAGTCGGCAGCGGATGAAGGTTGCCTAATACTCCACGACGTTGCAGTTCCAATTACTCTGCCTTTTACTCCCGTTGAAGTCCCGAAGATCGTCGGGTGGAGTAAAGATAAGACCCTGAGTTTGGAAGAGAAGGAAAAAAAACCCCGAACACTTTTCTCTGTTTGATCAACCTCAATTTGTTCTCGAGGGATGGAGTGATCGTGAACGGGAAATCATAGAAAATAAACGTAATATAGTAGCTGCTCCTATCACTGAGCGAAGAAAGAGATTTCTCTCGAGTTGTCCTTCGTCGAAGGTTCTCGTTTGATTCTCATCCTTACTACAAGGTAAGGTAGGTTTAAAATTTGTACCTTAAACAAGAAAAAAGGCTTTTTCGCCCGTCCACGGACG